AGATCCGCGTACGTGTTATTCGGAATAGAAATGTTTGTTGTGCGATATGCTGTTACAGCATAATAAGGAGACCACGACCTCCTATTTGTATAAAATCCATCGTATGTGGAATTCATCCAAATAGTTATTTTATCTTTACCATTTAGGGTGATGTCTGCGGATGCTCCATCAATAGTTTGCCCATTCCTACCAATAGTTATAGTAGTATCTAACGTATTAATTAGCGTAATAAACCAATCACCTGTCTCGGTGAACGATCTTGATACAACTGGAAGTGTAACAGTTGTAATTGAGCCACCAAGTTCATGTACTTCTCTATTATGAGAAGCATCCAAAGTGTAATTAGAAGATTTAGCTACAGGAGTACGCTTTACAGCATCATCATACTCTGTAGCACTGAGGGCACTACCTTTCCCAGCTCTTGTACGAATTGTAGTCATATTATGCTTCCGCTAAAAATGTAATAGATTCTAAAGAAATTTCAGGCGTTCCACTACTTGTAGTTAATATAACCTGCCCAGAAAAGTTTATTGTAACGCTTCCACTGTCTTCTGCCGGTAATTTAATTGTGGCATTTGGCCTGAATCCCGTTGGAAGAGTGAGAGCTACAGTTCCGCTAGAACCACTATCCACTCTGCCTCTGAGTCTTACAATACCAAAAGGGTCTTTATAATACCCTGCATTATAATAAGGACTTCCTACATTAGCCCAACTATTTTCCAAGGTGGCATCCTGCCAATCCTGTCGAACAAATGAGACAGGGAAGCCATTTGTTGACTGTACAAAGGTCATCGAGTAGCCCCCACGACCTCAACTTCTAGTCCCTGGAGTCGTATAGCTTCATCTCCACTGTATTCTAACTGAAAAGTGCGGTTACGGAATTGTCCCAAACGTGTGAGCTTATCATTATCATTACTTAAATCAAGTGTTCTTGTAGGAACAAAATCAGAGTCATGCCCGCTGTCTGTATATTTTATAGAGAGAGTTTGGTTTGTATCCGTTTCATCACATACAGGACGCAAGCTGTGCATAAATTTCTTATTTCTAGTATCAAAATCAATATGACCAATGCGAATTTTCATTGTTATCTGGTCTCCTGTTGCAGCAATGTCAGAAAATACCCTCGACTCAAATACTCCAGACTCAAATACAAAAGCGCTACGGCTTCTATCCTGTGGGTAGAAATCATCGTAACTCTCTACGTAATCTCCATTAGCCAGCATCCCCTTACCTGTAACAATAGTAGAGCCGGATACGTCCGTAGCTCTCACCCACTGAACCAGGGGGAATTGCTGAATATCAGCCGAAGCGTGCTCCCAGAAAGTCCATGTATTAGAGCTGGCATTATACACTATAGTCTCATAAGCAGTTATTACACTGGAAGCTTCTGTATAAACAGTGATTACATAAAACAACTTACCACCAATAAATACACCACTTCCCAATACTGACATATTTTCAATAGAAACTACCGTGTTAAGGTAGCTATCCAGACTAGGAGGACTTATTTTGGAAAGTTGAAAATTATCTAACTTATAAACGCCCAAACCGGAAGTAGTGGATTTACCAACGAAATAAACCACATCATTGTCAATAAAAACACTTTTACCATCTGCGCAGCCAGTATTGTACATAAGGTCTTGTCTGGCTGTTAAAGGGCTTCCTGTAGGATTTCCTGCATTATAGAAAAACTCAATACTTTCGTTCCCAAGAACAAAAACATTCGAGTGATGTAATCCTATATAAACACCCCTGTCTGCGTTCTTACTGGCTGTAACAAAGTTAGTACCACTCCATGAGGTCAGATCATTCAAATCACTGCCCCATATTTCTGCATTAGTATTAGCATCTACATTAGCCAAAACGTACAGAGTGCCATCCAATACAACACAGCCATCAGCCAGAGTACGACTATTGTTATCATCCGGGAAGTTGGCATCCCTCACAATATTCAATACTGTAGGAGTACCGTCATCAATATACCAAGCAATATTATTCTCTACATCCAGTATAAAGAGCTTATCCGCCAACTCTGCCCAATACACTCTATTACTACCAGATACAAACGCTGGAGTAGCTATAATAGTACCTGTGGCTGGAGTTGTGGCGCTTCCTGCAAAAGTATATGTAAAGGTGTCTGCTGTCGGAGTAGACACTACAGTGTAAGTTCCATTATACTCAGTCTGTGTAGCACCCGCTATAGTTACAGATTGTCCAACAATATAACCATGATTAGTTACTGTTGCCGTAGCTGTGGTACCGGAGCTAGTAAGTGATGTAACATTGTCTGTTGCTACAGTACATACAGTGGAGTAACTACCGGAATAAACTGTATCCAGATTAACCAAATACAGACTAGGAACCAAGCGCCAATAGTAAATACCCCTGCCCGTGCCATCTACAGGCACAGTTGAAGCATCCTCTACAGTAGTAAAGGACGGACGCTGGGTGACATATAGTTTCCCTTCAGGGTAGTTCTCAATAACCCCATTCTCAATAAAAGAGGACATCTGAGTAATAGATGCTCCCGAGAACTTCTCAATATTGAGGTCAGTTGGAATTGGAATAGTTACTTTAGCCACTAGCGTCGGTCTTCAATCATAAAATAAACACTTTCTTGTTCCGTGTCCCAGTTCATTGCTAGATCAAGAATGTCGTCAAATTCCCGTTTCAATAGCAGTCTTTCATTGTAAGGCAGGCCATATACAGGAGCCAGCCTCAAGGCCAAGCCATATTTAATTGCCTCATACCACTCTTGAGGACAATCAAAGTCATCCGTAGAGCTATCCATATCTTCTATTGGACTTTGATACACTACTTTAAGGGTGTATGCAGCACTGGTAGAATCAGGCAAGGGCCAAATGTACAAAACCCCATTATCTAACTGAGGATCATAATACCACTGAGTGGGAAGGCCCGTCTGTGTTTTAGACGAAATAGATATATATTCCTGCCTTGTCAATGGCATAAGTGTAATATCCGTGTTGTCTGTATTACGAATATACACTTCCACAATCTTTAATGGCCGCTCTGTAATATCGCTACCAGAAGGTCCAAGCGTATAACTTCCAGTGGAAGCAACGAGATTGATGTCTCCTGTTTCTATAGTCCAAAGCTGAAGGCCATATGCTTGCCATGCTTTAAGCATAATATTCAGGGTGCGAGTATGATCCTCAATTTGAGTAGCATTGGGAGATACTCCCTCATCAAGAGCAGCAACGAGCTGCATACTCTCTTTGATAAGAGTGTCTCTATTTATAGTGTAATTAACAGAACCGCTAGTTGCCACTGTCAAAGGCTCCCATCAAATGTGCCGTCAGGTGTCGTAGTCTGTGTATCGGGATTAATCGCAGGAGAAGTAATATTGCCTTTAATATCAGTTCCGGACGATTCTGCCCCTTCTTGTCTAACCCAAGGAACTTTGGTACTTTCTGCCTTATGCCTGAATGAATCCGCAGGATGTCTCTCTTCCCAATCCCATTTACAAACCATCAGGCCGTCCCAACGTTTTCTTATTTGCGAAGCTTTGTACTCAAAGCCACATACATCGCAGACGGCATCCCAATCTCCACGTTTATAATATGTTTTACTCATGTCTCTAGTCAAACGTTAAACTTGTCGAATAAGCAGGCAGCAGGGCTGCCGTCGCATATCAGGGAAGTAGAACTTCCCGTTGAATGTGATGCTGGGCATGTGGTACCTCTACAAAGAGAGTCCGCTAGATTCGGGATACGTCAGGGCATTGCTACCCGCGTAAACCCGTCCACGCCACAATACTGGAACGCTTCTTTCCGAAGACACCCGCCCCTCATAGATGGTCAGCTCCATATAACTTCGATCTTCAGGTATACGTACACCGCCAAAAACTTGCGTATTACGCGGCGGCGCTGCCGCATATCCGTTAAAAGCGTATACATTGCCGTTAGCATACCCCACGCCCTTGTTTTCCAATTTTGATCCGGCAGGACAGGCGGTGACCTGCAACATATCAAAAGTGTCTCCATTGGAAACAGACTTTGAAAACACGTTCGGTCTGTGAGAATCCCCGGTAAGAGCAGCAACACCTGTTACGTTGCTATGTATCCAACTCCAAATCGCATCCCTTGGCGCTGGATAATTTCCGAATGTGTCAGAATTGTCGGACAGCATGTTGAACATTTGTTTTGGAGACAACCAAATCTTAAATACTGCCTGAGATGCTAACATTTGAGCCTGTAGCCACGCTGTTTGTGCAGTGCCTAACATCTCTGTTGGGGCCGATAATGGGCTGCGATGAGATATACACTCGGTCACGAAGCACTCAACGTCAGGCATCGGGCTAAACCGATAATACCGCGGCGGATAGTGACTCTCAGGTGTCGATGCATCCGCATTCGACGGCTTCTGTGCGACAGCTTCCGGATCAGTATTTTCCGGATTGCCCTGGTGATAGGCTATTACACACTGTTGACCAGCCCACCATGCTTCATCTACATCGATCTGAGTCACAGCGCTTATACCACCACCGCCGGCATTCGCTGTCGTAACAGTATGGTCAGTATCATTTCCGGGACCATTGTCGTGATCGTCCCTTTGCATGTACAGCGGGACAGCCTGCTCCAACTGGATAATTCCGGGATTTCTGTGCATTGAGTGCCAGAATGGGTAGTAATTCGACACATCCTTGGCCTGCGCCAATGTCCACGGAGTGTTGAGTACAGTCACTCCATGAGCGGACCCGCCGACAGACGTATAAATCCAATCCCCGAGATCGACATGAAAATGCGGGTCAGTCGCTAGAATTGCATCTGTTACGCACGAGCAGTCACGAGGCCGGTTGAAACATGAAGTCCATGTGAATCGCAATTCGCCACTACTTGGCAGTGTCTTTAGTGTTCCAGAGACTTCTGAACCGCCAACGGCCAGAGTGAACGAATAACTTGTGTCTGCACTAAGGCCTGTTGCCTCGACGATTCCTACACCATCCTGCACAGACGTATCTATCGTGGTTCCAGCGAACGTCTGCCCGTTACAGGTCAGTGTAAGCGTTCCATTTACCGTAGACCGCGCCAAAAGACGGGCAGTCGTCTGGGTGGTGTGCCTCTTCCCCCAAAATGAAATCGCCATTACTTACCCACCAACGACAACGGGAATACATTAGGATTATTCATCAAGTCACCAGACAGCAAACCAGCCAAAGAACTGTCTCTTGATGACCTGCGCATGACATGCAGATCGGATAGGCGAGTCAGACCGCCAACTTCGGCATTGAGATACCTGTCATAGGTGGCTGCCGCTGCGCGCCGCGCACCAACAGTCAATTCTTGAACCACAGATGCTGTCGTCGGGAAACTCAGGCCGCTTACCGACACTTTCGGCGTGCTGTCGCCATCGGCGTATAGATTTGCCGCACCCGTTGACCGAACAAGCTCAATAACTATTCCGTGCTTATCATCTATTGCGAGTTCTGTCGCTGCCCATCCTGAGAATGTATACGTTTGCGTTGACGTTCCCACGCGAATCTGTATTCCAAACTGATCCGATGCATTGATATAGACAACCAACCCACCGTTACTGGCATTGTGCCCGTAGGTAAGAATTCCCTCATCCGCAGTCACCAATCCGGCTAATCCGTAGCGGAAGCCGAATCCAATGAGCATCTGCTCCCAATCGCTGCCCGCTAGATCAATGATAGCGCCGAGGTCTGTATCTGCGGAACCCCCGATACGGGTGTCGGTATTACTTGATGGTGGCGTGTACTCTCCTGGATTGTTCCAGATGTTCGCCGTAGTACCAACGGCCGTCAGGTCTGCGACGTTACCCGACTCGCTGGTGACAGCGGTTCCAGATGTCTCATTAAGCTGATACCAGAACCAGGGCGATATAACCTCGTCCATGAAATCTAGGTTTGATTTCAGCCCGAATACTAAACCAGTTTCGCCGATGCCGAGACTCATCCGATTAACCTCACTTCGACGTAGGCTTTGCCCGATACGGCACGCCCGGGGATACCGATCAAGTCTATACGTGTAATCGCAGAACTTGTCTTAAACTCTACATCTGGTTTAGACGGTGAGATCACCACTGTATCCGATTTCCCGGCGCTTGCAATTGAGCCGCCAGTAACATCTGTCTGCGTAAGATTGCTGTTGGCTGTGTTGTCATCAGCCGCGTTCACCGTAATAACCGCACCGATGCACGTAGTCTGCCCATCTTCGCTGTGGAATATACACTGCGCTCGCGAACAAGTGGCTGAGATTGCTGCAACGTCGATTTTGATCCGATCAGCCGATACGTCCAACGACGATGTAATATTAGCAGGCATGTCCGCGGCTGCGTCAAATGTAACCAATACAGTTGCTACTGGCGAAGGCGCGCCTGCTGTGCTCACCAGCGCCGCGCCTGTACTCAAACCACTGGCTCTTGTCCAATATCCACCAAGGGGTTTGGTAGAGTCAGTTACCCAAATATGATTGCTTACATTACCACTCATAAATTAGTTCCTTTGTTGCTGAGGCAGGAAGCCTCCCGTTAGGGCCACATTCGACGAGAAGCATAGCTTCTCTGACATCCATGTGGCAGAAATGTTCCTAAGAATAATTTTAGCTAAATGCCGGGGCAGTAGCAGAGACCACAATTCCAGACACATACCAAGAAGTGCCATCGGACACCAGACTAATTTCCGTGCCCCCACTCGGAGTGGTAACTGTCAAGGTGGCATCATTACTGAAATCAGCAAATACAGCACTAACTTCAAGAGCAGCAGGACCGGCATCAGCATCAGCAAATAGCAAACCGCCCTTAAACAACTCATCCGTGGCAGCAGTATTAATAACCCAATTCTGGGCATCAGCCGCAGCACCACCATACACAATCTTATAATTCAGACCCGCTTCAGCCGCAGGAAGAGTAATCGTGCAGGAAGCAGTAAGGTTAGGCATAACGTGGAGCTTGCCAGAATTATATGACAATACAGTATAAGTAGCAGCATCCGTTACAGAAACAGGGCTACCACACTTAAAACCGCCACCACCATTAGCAGAACCAACCTGCACGTTAGAGAAATTAGTAAATTTAGTACCAGTATTAACAGTCATGTTATTCCTCCTTGACTGAAAGGGTCAACACAAAAGCTACGCTTTTGCTCTATGATTAAAAGAGAGGGAGGGGGATTGCCCCCTCCCAAGTTTCTTACGCACCCATACTACCGTACAGAGCACGCGGATCGGTCCAGCCGAAGCTGTAACGAGCCGTTGCCTTGTACTTGGCATTGTCAGTATCAAAGTCGTTATCCATACCAAAATCATCAGCACGACGAACGAAATGCTTCATACCATCCTTGACATTGGTGCGAATAAACCACGCATCACTGTCAGTCAGGTAATGATTCACCTTGATACCACCAGGGAAGTAGCCCATCTCCTTCAGAGCATTGACATCATTATTGGCAGTGCCAACACGAGCCGAAGTCTTCAGAATACGCTCAGCTTCAAACACCAGGGCCGGGGGGATAATCAGGCTCTGCGGAGTAACAGCAATACGCAGACCACGATCATTCGTCCAAGCCATAATATCAATAGCCGCCTGCTCCAGAGCCGCTTCACTCAGGTCAGACCACGCAGAGGGGCCATTAGTCCAACTACCACCCGCCACATTGGGATGGAAGGCAGAGGCTGTACCAGCCCCAGACGCAATCAGGGAGCTTCCGTCACCACCAGTATA